AGCGTGACAACGAAAACCGTTTGCATTGTGAAGACGGTCCTTCGATCCGTTATCGTGATGGTTTCTCGGTCTATTGCTGGCATGGCGTTCACGTTCCTTCTGAATGGATTGAGGATAAGGCTAGCCTTACTCCGACGATTGCCATCAAGTGGGCCAACATCGAGCAGCGTCGTTGTGCGATGGAAATCCTTGGTTGGGCTAACGTTATTCGTCAGTTGAAGGGTAAGGTTATCGACAAGGACGGCGATCCTGAAATTGGCGAATTGATCGAGGTCAACATTCCGGACATTGGCAAAGAAAAGTTCCTTCATGTTCTTTGCGGCACCAAGCGTGAGTTTGCTCTTCCGGTTCCTCCGGAAATGAAGACTGCGCTTGAGGCACAAGCTTGGACTTGGGGAATGGATAAAAAGAGCTTTATTCCTCCGGAAATTCGTACTTGACTTTTAATCAAACTAAGTATATAATGTAAACGTACCTAAAAAGGAGAACTTATAATGCGTACTTTTAAGAATGTTTGTGCTCAGGGTGATATCTACATTCGTCGTGTCGATTCCCTCCCTGCTGATGTGATCAAGGTTGATCCTGAAAACGGTAAGAACATTGTCACTCATTCCGAAACCGGCCACCATCACGTAATGGATGCTGATACGGTTACCATGTATCGTCTGCCTGATTCGATCATGGATTGCCTCTTGGTTGTCAATGAGCCTACTACTCTCGAACATCTTCGTTCGACTGACACTCATGAGCCTATTTTGTTCGATAAGGGAACTTATCATGTTCGTCGCCAGCGCGAGTATACTCCGGAGGGCTTCCGTCGCGTTGAAGACTAATTGATATGATATGAAAGGAAATTAAATGTTTAATCGAGTTTTTGGTTCACTGGTTGTTTTGGCGTTTTATAGTTTCTTGACGAATCTCTATACTCCAATCGCCACTCTTGTAACTGGTCGAGTTGCTAGCAATCAGTTTGGTAATAGCGATATGGCATATCTACAGACAGTTTACACGTTCTCGTTTTTTAGTGGTGTGAATGCATTGTTTAGTATTGCTCTTATTATTGTTTTGGTGGCTATCTGGTTCAAGCCAACAAAGAATTTGATTACAGCTGCGATTAGCGCCTCTCTAGCCTTTATGGTGTTTACATATCAGTCTGATCGAGCATGGGCTTACGCTGATACGACTGATAAGACCGAAGCGTATACAATTCTTCCCAACCAGACAGCGTTTTGGGTTCCTGATGCCGGCGCCAATAAGGACAGTCAGGCTCAGTTTGAAAGTGAAGAGTATTATAACGAACGTAAGATTGCTTCAAAGCGTTTCGTAATTCCTCACGCGAAGTTGGCCAACACAGGCGGTTATTATGGATGGGATTATTATGTTCCAACGGGTCGCTTGTATATTGTTGATCGTACTCCTTATTCTCATGAATGGGTTAAGTCGAGGGAACGTGGCAGCTCAAACACTGATCAGTCTTTTCCTTGTCAGTCCAAGGAAGGTTTGAATATTACTGCAGGCGTTAGTATTGCCGCCAGTGTTGCCGAGCAGGATGCAGCCAAGTTTCTTTATAACTTCGGTGTTCAGCAGCCAAAGGGCAATCCAAACGATCCACAGGTTATCTTTCAGAGCGTTTATTATGGTCGTAGCCTTTGGAGTGTAATGGACGATGTTGGTCGTAAGAAGGTTCAGACTCTGGTTTGTAACGAAATTGGTCGTCGTACTTTCGATAAAGCCAACGAAGATTATGTACCAATGATGGACGATATCGAGAAGAACGTTAGGGCATATTTCAAGAACTTTGGTATCACTATCAACTTTATTGGTTGGGCCGATACTTTTGAATTTGACAGTGAAGTTCAGCGTACTGTCAATAACTTCTATGAAGCAGCCAAGCTTGGTCCGGTCATGGCAACTCTTCAGGCCACTGCACAGCTTGATGTTCAGCGTGGATTGGCAAGCGGTATGGATAAGCACGGTCTTCCTATGTTTGTCTCGCCGGGAATTATTGAGGGCTTGATTAACCTCGTACCAAAGGCCCCTGCTTCTCCGGTTCCTACAAAATAATTTAGAATAAATAGTGGTAGTTCTTTTTAAAGGAGTACCACTATGGTTACTAGAAATTACGGTTGGAAACAATCTAAACCAGACAGTAGAGACTTTAGACTTAAAACAGTTAATCCTGTTGTCTATAAGTCTCTACCTTCATCAGTCGATCTAAGACCTATTATTCCGGAAGTTTTGGATCAAGGCGAATTAGGTTCTTGTACTGCTCAGGCTTTAACAATGGCAAACAGAATTGCAAGAATTAAACAGGGCTTACCTGATATGGAATTATCAAGGCTCTTTGTTTATTATAATGAAAGATTAATGGAAGGCACTGTTGATGAAGATGCTGGTGCTGAAATAAGAGACGGTGCTAAAGTATTAGGAACATATGGCGCTCCTATTGAAACTGATTGGCCTTATGTTGAAAGTAAGTTTAAAGATAAACCAACAGAACAATCTTATAAAGACGCTATACAAGATGAAGCAAGCCAATACATGACTGTTGAACAAACCGAAAATGAAATAAAGATGTGCCTTCATGAAGGTTATCCAGTTGTATTTGGTGCTAATATCTTTCAGGAATTTGAAGGAGACGAAGTGGCTAGAACGGGTATTGTACCAATGCCAACTCCTAACTCAAGATCGGCTGGCGGTCATGCTATTCTTATCGTTGGTTATGATGATAATACAAGAAAATTTACAGTTTTAAATAGTTGGTCCAAAGATTGGGGTGATAAAGGTTATTGTTATTTTCCTTATGATTATATTACCGATCCAAATCTATGTTCAGACTTCTGGACCATAAGAACAATTGCTCCTGTTAATCCGGATCGTAAAGTTATAATTCCTTAAGAAAGGTTTTTGTTATGAAAGTGAATATTGGTCCTTATAAAAATTTTTGGGGTCCTTATCAGATCGTGGACCTTCTTAAATATGTTGGAGTGTCGGCGCAGAAATGCGACGATATAGGCGATTGGTTGGCCGAAACTTGGGTTAATAAGTTTTTAAACCAAATTTATTCAAAAAGAAAACGTAAGATCAAGATACGTATCGACGATTATGATATTTGGAATGCTGATCATACTATGGCTTTGATCATTCATCCCATTCTTGTTAATATTCGTGATAATAAACATAGTTCTGGATTTGTTGATGATGAAGATGTTCCGGAGAATCTTCGCTCAACCGCAGCGAAACCACACGTTCCGCTAGCGGAACCAATAGAAAACGAATCGGATTTTGATGATTTATATCATCGGCGTTGGGAATGGGTTGTTGATGAAATGATTTATGCATTTTCAACTGTTCTTGATGAAGATTTCTGTGATCAGTATTATGATCACGAAACTAATTTCTTTAATAAAGAAAAATACGAAGAGTTAAATAATCGCGCCAACAATGGCTTTAGGCTCTTCGGTAAATATTACGGAGGTCTTTGGACTTGAGTGACAACAAGTTAATCGAAGTTCCTGAATACGTTGTAACGAAAGCCGCTGAATATTCAGGAGCTAATAGTTCATTTCAAAGAATGTTGGCTACATCTGAAGAGTATAGAGCAGCCAATCTTACACCTATGTTCCTTTATGATTATGATAAGATGCTTCTTTATTGTTTTTGTAAGGAAACATATGGAAAAAAGTTGCATTGATGGGTTGAAAATTCATTAATGTAACCTATATAATATGTGGATGCTGAGAGGGTCCATAAAAATTTAATCTTGCTGAAAAGGAGAAAAATATGACTAACCCATGGACTAATTTTAAATTCGTTGATATGGACAAATATTTTGTAGGTTCTGATCGTCTTTTTGACACACTACAAAAGGTTCATAAGGATATTGCGAATACAATATCAACAAGTTATCCCCCATACAACATTAAGAAACTTTCAGAAAAAAAGTACGAAATTGAAATCGCTGTTGCTGGTTTCCCTGAAAGTGCACTAAGTGTTACTCTTGAAGACAATCAGCTTATTGTCAAAGGTAAATTGAACCAAGATGATAAGAAAACCGATGATTATCTTTACAAGGGCATTTCCGAAAAGCCTTTTGAACGTAAGTTTACGTTGAACGACAACGTTACTGTTAATAATGCAAAGTATATTAACGGTATGCTTCAAATTACATTGGACGCAATGATTGAAGCAAAGAAACTTATGAATATTCCAATCGAAAAATGATTGAATATTACATATTACTTCTGGGAGGGTGGCAAACCCTCCCTTTTTTGCGTTTGAAAGGAAAACAAATGTTCTATAATTATTTTAATTACATAGTAGAAAACTTATTAAAGATAGTAAGATTTAATAGAGCCATATCTGAACTTAATAATCTATCTGATAGAGAATTGGCTGATATGGGTATCAATAGATACGAAATTTATCATATCGTTCATAAATCAATGATGAAGGAAAGTGAATAAATACTCTTAGATTTTTACTAGGAGATTGTTATGTCATTTTACACCGATGTTATCAAAAAAGATCCAAGATTTAATTCTACAGCCATAATTAAAGATATTTCTTTACTTGAACCCGGAACTAGAGTTGCTGTTGCTAAACTTATAGTTTTAGCACACGAAGCCGGTCACGAATTAAGAGTTGGCGAAACGTTTAGATCACAAGCCAGACAGGGAGAATGTTATAGAAATGGCGCAACACAACTTAAAAAGGTGGGTTGTCACGGATATGGTGTGGCCGTTGATCTACAATTGCTTATTAATGGTAAATTTGATCCTAATGGCGAACATTATACATTTCTTCAACAAATGTGTCGTAAGGTTGGATTAATTTCTGGGTTTGATTGGGGAACACCCGCCGAACATCATTCATTTCATGATTGGGACCACGTACAACGTATTCCTGTATTTCGTCAGAATGCATTGTTTGCTGGTACTTGGTATCCTGATAAGAATTACGATCCTTACGCAGATCAAGTTGCTCATGGAATTAAATAATGTCAAAATATTATTACGATAACGCCAAACAAATATATCAATTCTGGCTTTCAGTTGGTCTAACTAAACCACAAGCTTGTGGAATGTTGGCTCAAGCTGATGCGGAAAGTTCACTAAATCCATCGGCAGTTGGTGATAAAGGTAAAGCCTTTGGACTTCATCAATTACATGCTGATAGATGCGAATTAATTAAAAAAGGTTGTGGTATTGATATTACTAAATTGCCTTCTTTGGAAGATCAATTGAATGGTGTCTGGTGGGAATTACAACATTCAGAACATCGCGCGTTGGTAGAAATTAAAACAGCAACAACTCCATATGATGCTGGTGCTATTGCATGTAAATATTACGAAAGACCCGCTTCCGCTACACAACAACAGTATAGAGGAAAAAAAGCGCAAAATTGGTTTTTCTATTTTAATACAGAAGTAAAACAAGAAGCTTGACTAATACATAATCTATAGTATACTATATTATTAGCATCTGTGGGCTAATTTTGGCCGGATTGCAAAAGGAGATTTGATGTTTTACACTAGTGTTTTTCAGCGTGGTAATAGAATTTATTACCAAGGTTACGATAAAGGTTTGAGAGTTAAAGAAGTCGTCAACTACAAACCTTATATGTTTATTCAAAAAAGTAATGGTAAATATAAAACTCTTGATGGTAGACCCGTTGAGAAGATGATGTTCGATGATATTTCAGATGCTCGTGATTTCGTTAATCGTTATGAAGATGTAGCGAATATGGAAATATACGGGCTTAATTCATTCGTTTATACTTTCATCTACGACACGTTCAAAGGTGATATTGATTACGATCCTAATCTGGTTAAGATTGGCATTCTTGATATCGAGTGCGCCGCTGATGAAGGATTTCCTGATATTCAAAAAGCGGACAAAGAAATCACAGCCATAACAGTGAGATTTAATAATAAAAACTTTGTCTTTGGCTGTGGTAAGTTTACTCCGAAGGACAATAAAACTTTCTATATTCAATGTCAAGACGAACACGAATTACTTCAGAAGTTTTTGTCTTGTTGGATGTCTCTTGACCTAGATATTGTTACTGGTTGGAATATAGAATTTTTCGACATTCCATATTTGGTTAATCGTATTCGTGTTCTGTTCAATGAAAAGGAAGCAAAGCGTCTTTCGCCTTGGTTTATTCTTGATGAAAAGACCGTCGAATTTCGTGGTAAGGAAAATCAAAGTTTCACTCCCGCTGGCATAGCTGTTCTTGATTATTATCAATTGTATCGTAAATTTACATTTGGTAATCAGGAATCTTATAAACTCGATTATATTGCTCAGATTGAATTGGGCGAAAAGAAAATTGATCACTCAGAACATAAAAACTTCCTAACATTCTATAGAGACGACTTTCAAAAGTTTATTGAATATAATATTCATGACTGCGTTCTGGTTGAACGTCTTGACGATAAAATGAAGTTTCTTGAACAAGTAATGGCTTTGGCATATGACGCCAAGGTAAATTACAATGATACAATGACAACTGTGCGTCCTTGGGATGTTATTATTCATAATTATCTACTTGATCAAGGTATTGTTATTCCTCAGTTCAAGAAACAATCTAATTTTGATAGTTTGGTTGGTGGATACGTCAAGGAACCAAAGATTGGTTTGAGTAGGTGGGTTGTTTCTTTTGATTTAACATCTCTATACCCAAGTTTAATTCAACAATATAATATTAGCCCCGAAAAAATGATAAACAAAAAAACATTAAAAGAAATGATTGAAAGAGAGAAGAAAAGACGCGGTTTGACCTAAATACTCTTTAAATGGAGTAAATTTATGAATTATTTAAAGAAATATATTTTAATTATAAGAAGAGCGAAAAATAGAAAAGAAATAGACAGAAAATTATACGAATATCATCATGTTTTTCCCGTGTCAATTTATGGTCCAAATGATTTCGTAGTTCCTTTAACTTTAAGAGAACATTACATTTCTCATAAACTTTTATGGAAAATATTTCGTAAACGTTATGGATCAGAAGACGAAAAAACTAGGAAAATGGCCATGGCTTTTCATTGGATGATTTATGGAAAAGGTGATACGTATAGACAAAAAATTTTCAATAATTCTTATCTATATGAATCGGCTAGAACTGCAGTCGTTGAATCTAAAAAAGGTAAAAAACGAGTTGATATGATTGGAAAGGCTTATTTCGGTGCAGATAGAAAAACTATACTAAAAGGTATAGAAAAAATGAGAGAAAAAAAGACGGGTATGAAAATAAATTATCCCAAAAATAGATTATCTGCACCATGTTCAAAAGAAAAGTTAGAAAAAATATCTGAACAAAGAAAAAAGACCAAATACAAATATATCAATATGAGCGAAGAAGAATTTAATAATTGGTTATCTAAACAGAATTATTACGCTAAAGATGGTCGAATAAATTCTAATGTAACTAGAGCAATTAGGTGGAGAAATGAACATTTTAGAAAATTTAACTGATGAAGAATTGTATACTCTGGAAAAAATGTTAGATGACATTCGACCTGAATCTTATGATAACTCTTTTATATTTAAAAATAAAACGACGCCAAAAATAGAAGGTTATTCTTTGACTGCAAACGGTTGTTTATATAAAAATGATTCTCATGGTTTTGCAACGGCGCTTATGCAAAAAATGTTCGATGACAGGTCGAAATATAAAAAATTGATGATTGAGACTAAAAAAAGATATGAAAAAACCAAAAGCAAGGAAGATGAAAAATTAGTTTCTAGATATAATAATCTCCAAATGGCCAAAAAAATTCAACTCAACAGCTTTTATGGAGCCTTGTCTAATATGTATTTTCGTTGGTTTAACTTTGATAATGCAGAATCTATTACTTCGTCAGGTCAATTAACAATTAAATTTATTATCAATAAGATGAATCAGTTTATGAATAAGATTTGTAAGACTGAAAATGTTGATTACGTTATCGCTTCTGATACTGATTCTATCTATGTTACATTTGAACGACTGATTCCTGAAGGCAGCGATGAGCTTAAAGCTGTTAAGTTGATCGATCAATTCTGCGAAAAAAAGATTCAACCATATCTTGATATTTGTTATGACGAACTTGCTGGAATGATGAATGCTTATCAGCAGAAGATGCAGATGAAGCGTGAAACCATTGCCAACAAAGGTATTTGGCGTGGTAAGAAGATGTATATTCTTAACGCTTGGAATGTTGAAGGTGTTCAATATGATAAGCCCAAGTTGAAATTGTCTGGTATTGAAGCTGTTCGTTCTTCAACACCACATGCTTGCCGCGAAAATATTAAGAAAGCTCTTAGTATAATAATGAACGAGGATCAAGCTTCTCTACAAAAATTCATTGAGGAATTTAGAAATGAATTTGCTTCTTTACCGTTTCAGGATGTAGCTTTTCCAAGAGGATTGAAAGGAATAAACAAGTATAAAGATTCCGCTGATATCTACAAGAAAGGAACTCCAATTCAGGTTAAGGGAGCTCTATTATTCAATAATATGCTCAAAAAGCATAATATTACGAATATACCTCCTCTTTCTGATGGAGATAAAATTAGATTTGCATATTTGAAGATACCTAATCCCGTTCAAGACACAGTTATCGCGACTTCTGATCTATTACCCGAACAATTTAACCTTGATAATTATATAGATCGTGATATGCAATTCAATAAATCGTTTTTGGAACCATTGAAGTCTATAACCGATGTTATTGGTTGGGAAGCAGAACAAAGATCAACGTTGGAGGATTTTTTTGGATGAGTCAAGATCGGGGTTGTTTTGTTTGTTTTGATGATGATAAAAAAGATTGTGGTAAAAGAAATTGCCCATATCAAGACAAACCACTAAAAGGAAAAACTATGATTGAAAATAAAGAAGTTGAAGACGATTTCGGGTTTACATTTTCCGATAGTAACGAAATACAAAACCAAATAAAATCAAATGTCGAGGACAAAGCTCAAGGGTTACGCAAAATGATCATGCCTTTGCTTAATAATTTGATGAAGAATCCTGAAAAGGATACGATTGTTTGGCCTGATAGAGAAAAGAAAATTAAAGACTTCATTAAGAAGATGGATGACTATATTAACAGTTGATATTTTGCAAAACATAAGTTATACTAATAATACGTAAATAAGAGGTAAACAATGTCACTTAAAGAAAAACTTATTAAAAACAGTACAATAGATCTTACAGCGAGTCTAATTGATAGTAAAATTTTCACTAAGAAAGATATGATTCCAACATCAGTTCCAATGATTAACGTTGCGTTGTCTGGTTCTATTGATGGCGGTATTACTCCGGGCCTAACAATGCTTGCCGGTCCTTCTAAACATTTCAAGTCCGGCTTTTCGCTTCTACTTGCTTCGGCTTTTCTTAAGAAATATAAAGATGGTATAATTCTATTTTACGATTCAGAGTTCGGTACGCCTCAGTCTTATTTTGAAACTTTCGGTATTGATCTTAATTCTGTTGTCCATACACCTATTACGGATATTGAAGAACTTAAGTTTGATATAATGACTCAATTAAAGAATATCGAACGCGGCGATCATGTAATGATTCTAATTGATTCGATCGGTAATCTAGCTTCTAAAAAGGAAGTTGAAGATGCGCTGAATGAAAAATCTGTCGCCGATATGACTCGTGCAAAGCAACTTAAATCATTGTTTCGTATGATTACGCCTCATCTTTCACTCAAAGATATTCCTATGGTCGCGATCAATCATACTTACATGGAAATTGGTATGTTTCCTAAAGCGATTGTTGGTGGCGGTACTGGCGCTTATTACGGCGCTGATAGTATTTGGATTCTCGGCCGCCAGCAGGATAAAGAAGGAAATGAGATTGCAGGATATCATTTTGTTATCAATGTTGAAAAGTCTAGATTTGTCAAAGAAAAATCAAAGATACCGATTACCGTTTCTTTTGAAGGTGGTATTAACCGTTGGTCTGGCCTTCTCGATGTGGCCTTAGAAGGTAATTATATAACAAAGCCAAAGGTTGGTTGGTATGCGACTGTTGACAGAGTAACAGGCGAAGTTCGCACTCCTTCATTTAGAGCCAGTGAAATTGTTGATAATAAAGAATTTTGGACAACTCTTTTTAAGGAAACCGACTTCGCTAATTTTATTGAAAACAAGTATAAGATGGCGACTGGCGCTATAATGGAGAATGAAGATGTCGAATAAAATCATTGACGAGTATTACTCTGACGATAAATTGAAGAAGGCTGTAATTAACCGTATAGACGACGATTATTACGCTATTGACTTTTTTGAAAAAGAAAAGTATATTCATTCAATAGCTTATCCAAACAATTCTATTCATTACGTGTCTGATGCTGCAGAAAATTATGTATTGGGATATTTCACTAATATCAGGGATCATTGATGATTGAAACAACAATCTTTTCTAATCTAATTTATAACGAACAGTACGCCCGTAAAGTTATTCCTTTTCTTAAGGAAGAATATTTTTCGGATCAATCACATAAAATTATTTTTAAACTCGTTCAGGAATACGTTAACAAGTATAACTCGTTTCCATCCAAAGAAGCCTTGGCGATCGACCTGTCTAATAAAGACGGAATCAATCAAGAAGTTTTCAACCAATCAAAGGAAATTATCAGTGCCTTCGCGGAAGATAAAGAAACAAAACTTGAATGGCTCAGCGACCAGACGGAAAAGTTCTGTCAAGATAAGGCTATCTACAACGCGATCATGTCATCCATTCGGATATTGGATGACGGTGATGGGAAAACCTCTAAAGGGGCCATACCACAGATCTTATCAGACGCGCTCGCCGTATCATTTGATACACACGTTGGGCATGATTTCATTGAAGACGCGAATGAACGCTATGAATTCTATCATACGAAAGAAGATAGAATACCGTTCGATCTAGAATTCTTCAATAAGATCACTCAAGGCGGGTTACCAAAAAAGACTCTTAATATCGCTTTGGCGGGTACAGGTGTTGGTAAATCTCTTTTCATGTGTCATTGCGCGGCGGGCAATTTGTCAGCTGGTATGAATGTTCTTTATATCACACTAGAAATGGCCGAAGAACGTATTGCTGAACGTATTGATGCGAACTTGCTTGATGTAACAGTTGACGATCTTAAGCAGTTGTCAAAAGAAATATACGATAAGAAAATTGCTAGAATTAAAAGAAAAACGACAGGTAAGTTGGTAATTAAAGAATATCCAACAGCTTGTGCTGGTTCGGCCAACTTTCGACATCTGCTAAACGAATTGAAGTTGAAAAAGAAGTTTGTGCCTGATATTATCTATATTGATTATCTAAACATTTGTATGTCATCAAGGATTAAACATGGTTCCCTCGTCAATTCTTATACCCTTATCAAGTCAATCGCGGAAGAGCTACGAGGGTTGGCAGTTGAATTCAATGTTCCTATCGTCAGTGCAACTCAGACAACTAGAAGCGGATATTCGAACAGCGACGTGGGATTGGAAGATACATCAGAATCCTTTGGACTCCCAGCCACAGCTGATTTTATGTTTGCACTCATCTCATCAGAAGAACTTCAAGACCTCGGTCAAATTATGGTTAAGCAGCTTAAGAATAGATACAATGATCCCAACATTAATCGTAGGTTTGTTCTTGGGGTTGATCGTAGCAAAATGCGTCTCTATGATGTAGAACAATCAGCACAAGAAGATATCCTTGAAGGTCCCGTAATGGATAATACTAAATTTGGCGAGGAAGATTACGAACGTTCTAAACCAAAAAATAAATTTGATAGATCTAAATTTTCGGGGTTTAAATGAGAGACATTTATATAATAAGTGATACGCACTTTGGTCATGAAAACATTCT